AATTGCATGATTATCAAAGCGAGAGAATCCACTACCTTGTTATTTTCGGGACGGTAATCCGTGAGGATGTTATACGGTTTTGTCGAGGGAACTTTCATCTTAATCCTAGTAAATAAATCGTTTGACTTGTTAATATCTGCATCTCATCCAATACAGCGTTTAAATCAGTGTTCGAAATAGTGATTAACTTACGTGCATCTGATTGCAAAAAGAATAATACTGCTTTCAAGTATTTCAATGATTCCCCGATCATGTATGGTTTCAAGGTTATCGTAACAAGCCCTTGTATACAGGGAAACTGACCTTGATAAGTTTCAATAAAGCGATCTGCAAGTTCTATCCATGATTCGTAAAAGCCTTGCAAGATTTTATGTTCTGCATAAGATTTAGTCTGCAAGTGAAAATAATGAACCTGGTCCCTTGCCTCGAATAGCTTGTTAAAAACTGTATTTACATCCATTTCTAAAGTGGTTTAACTTCCGTTGCAGCCTGTACGGGGATTTCAGTTATATTTATACCTGTTTGTTCAGTCAAGTAACCAGGATCAACCCTGTAACCCGCCTGGAAATATGAGAGTGCCATCGCTGCATATTTAGCGTTTAATTCCACCTCGTTAGTTTTAATTTCTTGAATTTCTGAATCATTTTTAAATTCGATGTGATAATTAAGCGGTATTTTGAAGCCCATTTTCCTGAGTCGTGGCAATAACATCGAATTATAAACATTCTGCATGAAAATACCATCAGTACTTTGCTTAGCGTCTAAGGCCTGATCGACAGGAGAAACACCCTTTTTATTACCTGATTGACCGAGTTTCCCAGGCGTTGATTCCATCGCATCAGCATGACCAAGGATTATTTTACTGATATTCTTCTCATTCCTTTCAGAAAATTTCTCGTAAGATTGAAAAGAGGTACCAACATTTTTAGACTCTATAAATTCTACCGTGTCAGTAGCCTCGTCCTTGAGAATAGTTTTCATTGACCCCGCTGCTTTCAAAGCTTCAAAAAAGGAATCTCTTTCTTCTTCCTTTGTCTTGGTTGTCGAACCGACTATGGTAGGCATGTTAAACACCTCGTTAAAATCAGCTTGATAACCCATGTTATTGCGCAGGTATATCTCGTAAGGTGCCACCTCGAAAAGGTACCCGTAACCACAGATTGATATACCGTGATCCGAGGGGGTAGGTATGTAAATATGCCAATCTAAAAAAGGTTCTTCTTTAAATTTCTTCCCGTCAACTGAATAAGGGAATGCAGAAAATATAAACCTGTCTGGAGATGTTAACCACCTTTTCAATATCGTTAAATCAGGAAACCCCCCGTTAACAAGATCACCCAATGAGATTAAAGAATATCCATAGGCCAGTGAATCCAGGGCATGACTTGTAAAAATATCAAACCAGTGCGTAGCTTGTTCGTTTATAGCTACTGACGAGGTAGTATTTCGAAATATAGATTTTAATTCAAGACTCTCGTTACCTTTCTCATCACATACCTTGAAGTCCCTGAGCATCGTTAATTCCTTGCGCCTAGTCATGCATGCAGCTACTTGACTGTTTAACCTCGTGTCAAGATATAATTGTTGCATTCGAAACCGGAAAGGTATTATAACCCTTTCAATCTCGTTCATAGCTATCCGCCATGAATTTATATCTTGCCTTAGTCGAGTAATCGGGACAGGAGCGGCATATTGTCCCAAGTTACGGTTTATATCACTACTGCCCGGGGTGTTAATCAAGTTAGCCGTATCTGCCAGATCGGTAGGGTACAGGTAATTTTTAACACCTGAAGGTAACATCGCCTTGAAACCGTTTATGAAGAGATTAGCCATTTAGTAAGAATTAAAATTTTTCACGTTTCCCGCGTATCGAATCCTCGAACCTTGCGGGGGCTGTATCTCTACCAGATTTGCAGTTATATCCGTTCCTTTAGCGCATTCTTTAAGCCAACCCAGGACGATGGAATAAGCATCTCTGCGCCCTTGAGGTATGTCTTTAGGTGATATCCTCTTGTAAAGCCGGTATATAACCATATCAATCATGTATTCAACCATCTGTTGATTTCTATTGTCTCCTGTCGTGAACATTAAAATATCAAGTATCGAAGTTCCCAAAACCGTGTATAACCCGTTATCTGTCCAGTATAACTTTCCATTATTAGGATCGTCCGGGAAGACGTTAGAGTATGGTTGATTGCTCAATGTCACGAATTGCAAATTCATATCATGATCAATCATGTTAGTAGCTCTTACAGCAGTGTAAGTATGATCTTTCCACCAAACTTCATCGCCAACATTATAAGTACCTTCTAAATTAAATTCAGGAAATGGCTCTTGAACGTAATACATATCATACTCGTTGCCTAGTAAAGTCCAAGATGCTGGATCGAAGGATTCTGGAGTTATGATAGCGATTGAACATATATAAACTTGTCCAGTTTGCAAACATAATGCATTTAAAGCATATGTTTTTGTAGGATCGTAAGGTGCAGCATCAATATAAATCCTGTTATTTGCCTTGTATGAAGCACCAGGATTGAATAATAAAGTACTCGTGAACTCCCTCGAAGTATCATATTTCTGAACCAGGTAAGAAATTATTTCGGACAAAGAAGCATTCTCGGCAAGAGATACTAGGGTTTGATTGCCGCTTATAATTTGCTGCAATGTAGGGTCTTGAATCAGACGATTATAATCCTGAGGTATGAGGTAACTCATTTCATTCGTTTGTCAAAAGTATTTATTTTTGAATTAAAAACAAAATTAATATGAATTCTTTGAAAGTGACAATTTCGAACCCCGGATCGTTTGCGAACTATTCCCGTGTTGATAAATTGCATATTCATGACTAAAACAACTAACCATAACATAATCAAATAAATCAGAAAAATGGCCAACTTTCTGGTATCTTACTTTAGTCATTGAATCCGTTTCCATTTCTTTTAACTTAGTGCCGTCGGCGGACTCTTTTAGAATAAGTAAGTCGTTTATAGCTTTTTTGCAATTCTCGCCAATTATAATTTTTATACCTCCAATTTCTTTTTCCAATACTGTATTAATCCACTTGCCACGCATCACTACCGAAGGGTTGCTACTTAAAACCCTGTTAGAAGGGTGATATTCAAAGAGTGCTTCTGTAACGAGCCTGTAAAAATTATAACCATGTTCGAGTTTAGTGTCTTGTTTGTTAGCGGTAGCATCGCCATAAACAAACATTCCAGATTCATGACCTTGATATAATCTTTTTATTTCTTTGCAAACTGAATCTATCGTGTTATCAGGACTTACTCCAGCTATCTCGTCAATCATCCTGATTTCTTTACCTTCAACCTGAAATATTCCAGCAGGCAAGTAAGGAACGGCATTATCATCCCAGCTAACATGCAAAGGTAGTAAAGGATTATACCTTACTGGTCTAACATGATTTTCAAGGTCGAAACATTTATAAAACTCGCCACCAGTTTTTAATTGTATGTCCCAGTTACCTTCTACAAATACTTCATATTCAAACCTGTTTAAATTATCCTTCAAGGATTTTAAATACAAGGGTTGTTCTTTCAGTAATATCTCGTTATCATATATTCTTGATTGAATATAATGCCATGCTGGATTTAACTCGTGTTTTTGAAAAGGGTTATAAATCTCATTTTTAACCCATCCAAAAGAAGGGTTACAAGTTGCGACAACTATCGGAGGGGGTTGTTTTTTAGCATTAGGAATAATATATGATCCCGCCCTTTCAAATGCTTTACCAAGTGAAATTCTTTGACACTCGTTTATCTCCTCGAAACCGAAACCATTAACTTCGAGGCCTCGCCAACGATTTAACTCTTTATCAGTATCAAAACTTTCCGGGAAAAATATTAACTGACTATTATTATTAAAAGTTACAGTATGTAATTCTTTATCGTGATGCTTGATAAAATTAATTGGTTTTATCTTATCCCAGGATGGGTATAAATTTCTTTTTATAGTCGGAAGGTCACACCTAACAATAGCCCACCGGGAAGCGGGATATATCTTGCAAAGTAAAATAAATAAACCTAATAAAGCGTATGTCTTACCACCTCTTATAGCTCCCCCGTAAAGAACAAAGCTGTACTTTTCAGAAAATACAGCTTCTAAAAATTCAAGTTGCTTGGAAAATGGTTTAAATAAGATTTCCGTTTTTATAGAATCCATTTAAATTTCTATTTCTTTGTCGCCAATGATGAATACTTGCCTCAAAGATTCCCCGTTTGCTCCTGTAATTTCCTTGCGATCAGTCCATTTTTTAGGCTGTCTGTTTTTTAACCAAAAAATCATTGAAGTAGGGTCTGGTGGTATCAGTTTTTTTGTTTTATGAATTTCAGTTGTTTGTGAATTACTAGAATTTTTTGCTATAGTGGTAGTTTCTTCCGTTTCAAATCCTGTTGCCCGTTTGAAAAGAGCATTTTCAACTTGTATATCAATTTCCTCTTTACCAGCTTTTAAGGTTTCCGAAATTTCTTTATATTTTAACTTCCAACAGGATAACGTGGACATGACAATTCCGAGATTAGAAGCCATTTGAGCTTCCGTTAATCCCATTTTACAATATTCAATAATTTTAGGGATAATTTTATCTTTATCATAAACTGTTTTTCTACCTCTTTTCATAAAATTGGAGCAGGATACCAACTCATCCCGAAGAGTGGGTGGGAGGAATGCGACTGCCACGCTTTAAATTGTTTAACAAAATTAGTAATTATTTTCTGATAGTAGTTTATTTTCTTAATTCTTCTTTATGATTTTCAATTATATCCAAAAATCTTCTAAAGGCTCTGCCAGGTGTTTTAAATCCTGATTTAAAAGCCAAAGTTAACATTTTTTGCAATAAAATAAAATCATCCTTTTCTAATAAATATCAGAACTATCATCATCTTTAAGAAAATCTATCATTCCATTGGAAGTATTCAAGAGCGGCCTGCCAAAATAGCTCAGGAGTAGCAAAAAGTTTATCACGTCCATGTTTTGAACGTAATTTCCAAAATTCATTGCCTTTTGGTGCGCCTTGAGCCATGATAAAAAGTTAATTAACTGCAAATATAAAAAAACCTTTAGAGATTTGCAAATCTAAAGGTTTAAAGTTTCCGTGCGAGCCGGAACGGCTGGTTAGGTTTTTAATTTGATAGGTTCGTGGTCTTAAATCCGTCACTAACCATATATTTAACGTTATACACCACTTAAAGAAGCCTCGTGCATATTTATAGCTTTAAAAATTTGCAGGGCTACTTGTGGCACTATTGCGTTTCCAAGTCCTTTAATTCTGTCCATCCTATTGGGAATCCCATCATTTCCTCCACAAATTGGGGATTGAGTTGGGAAGTTTTCCCAGTTTGGCTGAAAAAATCTGGTAAGCTGTTTGTTTCGTTTCGGCCAGCTTTCTCCAATGCTTCTTTGCTCCTCGCTCCTTTGTAATCTCTGGTTGTCGTTGTTGGTATCAATCCCTTGTATATTGCAAAATCCATTATTGAAAATTGCCTTGCGTTCCCAGCTTTGTCCCTCCTGGTGTAAAGTGGTAAATTCGCTTCTTTCATTTGTATCG